CGCAACAGATCACTACACAATATGTCCGTTTAGGTCAATTGATGCTAATGATTGTCCATTATGTGTATTAGAAAATCTAGATCTCTAGGAGAAGTATGAAACCGTTTAAGAAATTTATTGAAGATAAAGAATTAATTGAAAAAATTAATCCTGATACTAAATTTAGTGGTAATACTATAGCTAAAATCTATGAAGGTTGTGTTTATATAGTAGCAAGACTTAGCGGTTCTAATATAAAACCAAAAGTTGAAGATGTTAAAAAAATAATTAAAGAAGATGAATTTGATAAGTCAGATGATAAAGCATATTCTTTTTTTACAGAAACTTTAAATGGTAAATCTCAAGAAGCTAAAAATGAATTATTAGATTTTATTTCAAGTATTGGTGGTCCAGTTAAACAAATAAAAGGTGGTGGTGGTTGGGGTTCTAGTGTTAGTATAATATGGGATAGTATAAATGATTTTTATTACAAAGTAATGCCAGATGAATATGCTGGTCTTAAAACGAAGGATAACACAGCAGATATTGTTTTTATATGGGGAACTACCGAACAAGATTTTGCTGATAGTTTATTATCTATAAAAGAAGAACCACTTCTTGGCTCTATTAGCTTTGATAAAAATGGACTTTGTGAACTTGAGTTTGATGGAAAAAAGATATGTAACTTTGTTCAAGTTTCTTTAAAAAAGGGGGAAGGTGATGCGAGGATTGGTAGAGTAACTACTTTATTGAGAACTCGAGGAGAACTTGGTCAACCTACTAAGTCAGAAAGTTATGATTTACATAATTTTGATTTTGGTGATAATATTGAACTGAGTGAAGGTCTTTTAAGTTTTATAAAAGATAAGATAGGTGATATATCTGATTATGTTAAAATGGGTGTTTCTAAAATAAAAGGATTTTTATTTAAGAAATTTAAAAAATGGTCTGATTTTCTATCTAAAAGTTTAAAGTCATTTCTTAAAAGTGATAAGTTAGTTAAGAGTATGAAAAGTTTAAATCAGTTAGCTGATAATATAGATTTAAATGAGGCAAAAGAAAAAGGAACAAAAATAACACCAGCGTTTAGAGAAGAAATGGGAAAATTTTCTTCTCTTTTAACAAAGACGGGTATTCAATCAGAATTAAATAATATTACTTCAAATGTTTCATCAATAAATAGTAGATTTGATAAAGAATTTATTAGTGTTAAAGGTGATGGTATAAATTTAAAAATTCCAATTGTTGCATTGAATAAAAAAGTTAAAAAATGGCTTAAAGATTATAAAGCTGGAACTTTATTAAAAAAACCATCACCTGCTAGAAAAGCATATAAAGAATTTAGTTCTCCTTTATTCTTAACTATTGGTAACTACTCTGCTTATGCTACAATTAATATTATGTTAAATAATATTTTAAAAGATTCTAAAGATATAAAATCTTTAACTAAAGCATTGGTTACACAAAATGCCTTGTTAGATGCAGAAGCAAAATTTGGAACTACTAATTTACCATTGTGGATTGTTTATGGTGGTGAAAAGGGTACAGTAAAATTATTAGGCACGAAGGGTGATTATAGAAAAAAAAGGGAAGANGCATTAGCTAAAGCAGCAGAGAAAAGTGAATTTCCTTTTATTGTGATAGAGATAAATGTGTCACGATCTTCAACCAAAGGATTTGAATATACTGCTGTGTATGTATATTTTCTATTTGAAATTGATGGAAAATCACAACCTAAGTATATTAGAACTGAATATAGACCAGATCAGGCGGATGTTATTTCGTTTAAAGTTGAAGCAAACAGTGTTCAAGTAGGAGTTCCTTAAATGCTATCATTTAAACAAACATTACAAGAAGATACTAATACTCATTTAGAACATCTGGAAGACGAAATAATTAATGGTGGTATGGCAGGTGCCAAGACCGCTATCTTATTTTTAAATTCACTCACAGATATGTTGAGTGGTAGTAGCACTAGCAAATTGACGGTGACGACCAAGTGGGATGGCGCTCCAGCCGTGTTTGCTGGTATTAATCCTGAGAACGGGAAGTTCTTTGTTGCAACAAAGTCTCTTTTTAATGCGACCCCTAAGATAAATTATACCAATGCGGATATTACATCCAATCATGGAACGGGTGGTCCTGTAAATAAATTAAAAGTTGCTTTAAAGTATTTGCCCGAACTNGAAATGGATGGTATTTTTCAAGGTGACATTATGTTCACTAAGGAGGATTTGGAACAAGAAAATATAGATGGGGTGATTAGTTTAACTTTTACACCTAACACAATTACATATGCTGTTCCAGATGACTCCGATTTAGCTAGTACTATACGAAAATCTAAAATAGGCGTAGTGTGGCATACTACTTATAACGGTAGTACTATTGCCGACCTTTCTGCCTCTTTTGGTGTGGATTCGAGTAAATTTACTAAAACAAAAAATGTTTGGTCTGAAGATGCTGGTTTGGATTTAGTTAATCCAAGTATGACAAAATCTGAAGTAAAAACAATTGAAGGACTTATAGCTAGAACTAAAGGTGCTTTAAAAGCTACGGGAAAATTTCTTAATGTATTAAAGAAAAATGTTAAGGATAAGAATTCTGTGCCTTACAATTTAAAGGTTTTCTTTAATACAAAAATAAGAGCAGGATTAAAATTAAAAGATACTAAAAAACTTCATAAAGACTTTGAGAAGTATTATTTAGATAAAATGGCAAAAGAAATAGCAGCAAAGAAATCTGATAAAGGTAAAGCAAAATATAAAGAGTACGAGAAGGAAGCAAAGAAATTATTTAAGAAGTATGACAAAGAAGTTTTTTTTACTTTTGCTACATATTTAGGTATTGCGGATGCAAAAGCAATGATAGTTAAACAATTAGAAAAAGTAAAAGGAATTGGGACGTTCTTAAGAGATGAAGATGGATTTAAAGTAACCGCACCAGAGGGATATGTTGCGATTGATTCTAAAGACGGCAGTGCTGTTAAGTTGGTTGATCGTCTTGGTTTTTCACATGCTAATTTTACAATAGCTAAAAATTGGGATAAATAATATGATATTGACACCACAAATTTATAGCGCATTACAGGACGTTGTTAATGAAGCAATGGGAGTTAATGTTTGTGAAAGGAAAGTTATAGAAGACATACATAAGGTGTATGTTGATAATATTAAAGAGAAGGATAATAACTGGGAGGAAATATTAAAAGGTAATGACTACTATTGACACTGATAGACTGTTTAGAGTGAGATCAAGATTTTGCGCAAGGTGTAATGCAACTTTAAGGTATCAATGTGAGTGTAATCCGAGAGATGCAATGGCATGGCAAAGAGAAAATATATTTCATATGGGCAAAAGATATAAAGGTAAACGGGCTTTAGAATATTGCAACGAGGAGATAAAGATGAAATCATTTAAAGAAGTAATTAACGAAGAAGAATTTACTAGCAAGACTTTTGGGTCGTATAATCGATTGATTGGAAGTGATCATTGGCATGAGAAAAATTTAACAAAGAAATCCAAAGACCTTCAAAAGAAATTTAAAGTGAAAGTAGGATCAAACAATAGTGAGAAAAACGCGTCGTCTCGAGCAGTGCTTTCGGGCGCACGAAATAATATTATAAAATTTATGGTAGCAATGGGATACGCCAAAAAAGATGCAGAAAATGATATCTAACACAGGAGACAGCAAAAGATGAAAACATTTAAAGAAATGACAGCAGGACAAAAAGCATATCGAGAGTTTTTCGATAAGAAGCTTGCTCAATGGAAAGTTAAAAGTCCAGCTGAGCTTTCTGATGAAGATAAGAAAAAGTTTTATAATGAAATTGAAAAAGAGTGGGATAAAGATAAAGACTAATGCTTACGTTTAAGAACTTCGCATTAAAAGAGGCTATGGAAAAAACAGCGGTTTTTGCCTTTGGTCGTATGAATCCGCCAACGACTGGACATGCCAAACTTATTAAAAAAGTAATGAGTGAGGCGTTTACCGCTAAAGGTGTCCCTATGATTTATCCATCTAAAACAGAGGATAATAAAAAAAATCCATTAACGTTTAAAACAAAGGTGGCAGTTCTTAAAGATGTCTTTGGTGATATTATAAATACTTCTAGAGATATCAAAACACCATTTGATGTGTTAGATAAGTTAAACTCAAAAAAGTTTGTTAAGGTGATGTTTGTGGTTGGTAGTGATAGAGTACAAGAATTTGAAAAGAATATGACCAAATTTGTTAAGGAAAAATTAACAAATATTAAAGACTTCACAGTAGTCTCCGCAGGTGAAAGAGATCCTGATGCTGAGGGAGTTACTGGTATTTCCGGTTCTAAGATGAGAGAATATGTAACAAAAGATAAATTTAAAAAATTTGCTGATGGATTAATGACCAAAAATACTAGATTAGCGAAAAAGGTTTTTAAAGAATTGCAAAAAAGAATGAAATAAGAACGTTTAATTCACAAGGGAGGAAGAAGTTATGCATCCGCATTTTTGCAAAGTATTGTTTTTCGTGATGGGCTGGGGTATTGCTGGTTGGTTGTATCATTAATCATATTAAATTAATTTATTAGGAGAAAAAAAATGGAAGCAATGATTTTGAGTTGGGCAGAGACCCAGTCTTGGTGGCATATTGTATCAACGGTAGTTGTAATTGCCAATGGTATTACTATGACGCTGAAGGATAAGTATATGGAAGACATTCCTTTATTGGGAAAAATCTACCCTGTTCTTAATTGGTTGTCGTTGAACATTGGTAATAATAAAAATGACGCCACCACGAACGGTAAGTAATTATTTAACCAAAATACAATTATGGGTACGGGAGCAGCTTTGTCCGCAATGGTCATGTTGCTCTCCTACCGATATTGAAAGGAATGTTATGAAAGGAAAAATAGCAGCTTATCATTCTGGCTCTGGACAAGTTTTATCTGAAGGTCATGCATATAATTTTCATATAAATATTGTACAAGGACAGATTACAAATGGTACTGAAGTTGAATTTGAAGTTAATGAGAATGGAAAATTAAAAGTGATTTATGGAAATGGTGCTGAACCTCAGCGGGTTCCAAAAATCAAAAAAGAACGCAAAAAACCAAAAACAGTAGGTAAAATGTTTTTAACAGAGGAGGAATTCGAATGAGTTCATGGGGAGCAACAACGACCGATGAGGCAAAACCAAAGTATTTAACAGACGTTGAAAAACGTGATGTATATGCAACGACAGCTGGATGGACTGCTGCGGCTGGTGGAAATCCGGACGGAGCTAGAGAAGTATTAGTTGCTATTAGAAATTTGTCAGGTGGAACAGCAAATACAGCAAAATTGGCTGCTGCTACTGTTTCTTCCGTTAACTGGAATATCGATACGTTTGATAAGTCAGCTGGTGGAACATTATCAATAACAGTAAATTACAATGAAGCAGTAGATGTTGTCACAACTGGTGGAACACCAACTATGGCAGTAGCAGGAACAGGTGGAAGAAATCATGTACTAGATTACTCAACAGGAACTGGTACAAACCGTTTAACTTTTATCGAGCCTATAGCTGCCGCTAATGCTGCAACCAATGCTGATGATGTATTGTCAGTAGCTGCGCAGAATATAACATTAAATAGTGGTACGATTCAAGATAAGGGCACTTCTACTAACGCACAAGTTGCAGTTAGTGCTGCCCAAGGTACAGCTGCAGGAACAATTACAGTTGTTGCATAGTTTAGTGGATTGCCACGTTAAAAACAATATAGGAGATATGGCTGATGAAAAAGCTGTTATTTTTATTATGCTTTTTATGGATCAGCGACGCTCAGGCCATTGAACCGAAAGTTCCACAAGCAGATACTATAGAAGTAAATGAAATAATTGATTGGGTTCCAGAAGAAGTTCCCCGCACAGTAACTTTTTATATAGATACTGATGGGGATGGATTAACCAATATTAGAATTGCATATTCATTGATTGAAGCTTTACCATGCAAGACAAATTGTGTGCATGTGATAACGGATAATGGAGATCATTGGTTACTTCCAGCACCCGGTATAAATTATTATGTAATAAAAGAATGGATTATGTTTAAATATAAAGATGATGAAGAATGGCGCGGTGAGCATACAACCTCTGATTGGATATTTTTATATCCAATGTATGAGGATTGGTATGACAAAAAATTCTTGAAATTATGGCCAGATATGGCACCATAAAGAATGAGGGATTTATGAGTATGAGATTTGAACAATTGACGAATGGTAATTATATGATGTATGCATTATTACATTATGATAATCCCCATTGTAAAGATATTCAAGAATTTTTTGAAGATGTCAAAAGACTTCATTATATTCGTAGACTGTTTAAAAGGTATAAGGATGATAATATTTTAAAAGAAAGATTAATAATTAATCATCTTGTTACCTTTTATAATGTTTTTGAAAATAAAGCAGCGACGCGAATATTATTTCATAGAATAGAAAAGAACTTTCATTCAATGTTAAAGACATTCCTAATATTTTTAAATAGGATGCCTACTGACCAATATGCTGACATACCATTAGACGATGAAATAATTACAAAACTAAGGGGAGTTAATTAATGTCGGGCATTGTCGATACCTACATCACATATAGAATTATTACCACACTTACCATGGACTGGGATGAACAAAAGGCCTATGAGTATGGTATTATTGATAAGAAAGGTAAAGTATTAAGGAAGTATAAAGAACTAAAAGATCGAAAAGAAAAGGATTCTTATTCAATATTAATTCGTTTTATTTTTAACTTGAAACGATTAATGGAAAAGATTCCGGGTGGAAAATCTAAGATTGGTTCTTATGCTATAGCTGCATTAGTGTTTCTTCGAGAAGAAGCAGATGATGAAAAATTAAAGAAACTTATTTCCGAAAGGTTGGACTATGAAAAAGAAAAATGAGGATGCCCCTGTAAATTCTACTGGTCCTGCTGTTCCGGGTACTGGTTCTGATGTAGCACATTGGAAGAAGAAAAAGAAGAAAAAGGTTTCTGATGTAACAAAGAAGTATAAGGATAAGAAAGATTCAACTTGGGATTCAACTTGGGAGTCTGTTGAAGCGCCTGTTGATGTTCCTGTAAAGGCACCAGTAATTGAACCTGATACTACATTTGCAAGTATGCCAGTATTTAAAGTTGATGGAAAAGATTTTGCTAAGTGCAGATTTGGTAAAACTAAATTTTCTAGATGGTCAAGACATATTGATACAAAAAGTAAAATTGGTTTGAGAATTTATAATTATGCAAAAAAGAATCCAAGCAAATCAATTATAGTACAGCATCAAGATTCGGGACATATGTTATATTTGAGAAAATATAGAAGTCCTAGTGGTGGTAAATCTGGAATCATGGTTAAAAAAGGAGATAAGAAATGATTGGATCAATCATAGGTAACGCTTTAGGACTTGGTTTAAAAATCATGGACAAGGTGGAAAAGAATTCTGATAAAGCAAGTTTTGAGGAATTCAAAGCACGAAAAAAAGAAATGGATAAATCATTAGGGGATACTGATGTAGAAGGTATCGACTCAATGTTTGAATATTTAGCCGAAAGAGCCCGTGGTGGAAATACGGGACGAAAGGGATAATATGAAAAACATAATGCTGGGATTTTGTTTAATAGTTTTTGTTGGTTGTGCAAACAGTAATGCATATGAAAGACCTACAGTGAGAATTGTTGGTGAAGCTCAAATGACCAAGCTACCGAATGGTAATTATGAAGTAACACCTAGATGGATTAAAGATCGGTTTAATGCCGAAAATTCCATGCTTAAGCAATTAGAGGACTGTAGAGAGGATGGAAAATAAGCCACCAAAACCAGGCATAGAACATCAATCACGAGCTAGCTGTGATTTGCAATCACGAGCTTCTGAAACACAAATACTTGCTTTAAGAAAAGATATAGAACACCTACAGTATGTTATTAAAGAATTGGAAGGGCAATGTATATTTATTAAAGACCATTTTTCAACAAAGAATAGCGAACGATTAGATGATATTAAACGCTTACATGAGAGGATGGATAATCATTTGCAGGGGGATGTAGAATTCCACGAAAGCGTCCGTAAAAAGATTACATGTAGATTTGATATTCTCGATGAACGTGTAAGGCGCG